AATTTGCTTGATTCCAGATGCACCATATTTGGAAAGCCTTTTGATCAACGGATCAACAACAAAAGTTAAAGTCAATTTAATTGTCACCGGTGTTGTCGGTTATGCCAACAATGCGGCAGCTTTGGACAATCTTGAACAATTGATGATCAGCATCATCAGCGCGATGCCCGGCGGTTATGAAGTGGGCAATGTCAATCAACCTCAACCATTGGAAGTTGGCGCAGGAAAATACCTAACAGCCGATTTACAAGTCAGCACTTACTACACCAACTAAGGAGAAATCATGCCAACAACAATCATCACGGGCAGAGACATCACTTTCACCATTGCTGGTGATAGCTATGATGCACAGGCCACATCAGCGACTTTGACAGTCGATTCAACGATCAACACATATCAGACACTCGATGGCAAAGCGTATTACACAACAGACACACAAGGCACATTTGCTGTTGAAATGCTGGCCGATTGGGGCGCAGCAAATTCACTTTGTGAGGAATTGTGGACAGCCGCAACGAGCGCACCACAAACTGGCCTTTCGGTAATCTTTGGTGCAGATTCAGGCGCATCATTTGCGTTTGATGTGCAACCAATTTTGCCATCTGCCGGCGGTACAGCTCCAGATGCACAGACTGTTTCACTTTCTTTCACTTGTGTCACAACACCAATTCTGACAATTAGCTAAGAGATAAGGAATCGGGAGCATGAAACTACCAATCACAATTGAATTCAACGATGGTGAGAGCGCAACATATACCGCGCTCCCACCGGAGTGGATGAAATGGGAACAAAAAACCGGAAACACGATTCAGCAAGTGGCCGAGAAATTGGGCATTGCCGATTTGATGTTTCTGGCGTATCACTCAATGAAGCGCAATGCAGCTGGAAAGCCTGTAAAGCCTTTTGAGATTTGGTGCGAAACTGTGGCCGACATAAGTATGGGAGAAACCGAAAACCCAAAAGCTATGAATCCGGAAGCATAAACCGGATTGTTTGGGAATTGGCTATTCATACCGGATTGTCACCATCAGACTTTCAAACCGCTGAGGATATTTTAACCGCTTTTGAGATACTAAGGATCAAAAATGGCAACTGAACCAATCACTTATGACAAGAGTGATTTGCGCGGAATCATCAAGGCTTTCAAAGCCATGGATGAGCAAGCTGTTTCTGAGGCCAAAGGCGTTTCAAATGGATTGGCCACTTATCTGCAATCCAAAGTCACAGCCGCAGCTGGTGGCCGCCCAAATAAGGCGGCAATTCGCATTGCTCAAGGATCGCGCGTGAGCAAGTCATCAAAAATTGGTGAGATCAGCTACGGCTTTGTATCTCAAAAATTCAGCGGCGGCGGTACAACACAACAGCTTTGGGGCGGTTATGAATTCGGCTCAAACAAATTTAGGCAATTTCCAATTTGGTCAGGTAGTTACGGCAGAGGCTCAACCGGATATTTTATCTATCCGACATTGCGCGCCGAACAGCCTCACATTATTTCTCAATGGGAGAATGCATTCACTAAGATTTTGAAGGAGTGGTGATGGCCGGTCAATCAAGAACACTCAAGCTTTCGATTCTGGCTGATGTAGATAAACTCAAGCAAAGCCTCAATGTAGGCTCAAAAGATGTCGATGGATTTGCTGGCAAAATTGGTGATTTCAGCAAGAAAGCGGCCGTGGCTTTTGCCGCTGTTGCTGCCGCAGCTGGTGCAATGGCGATCAAAATTGGCGTGGATGCTGTTAAGGCTGCCAGCGATTTGGGCGAAACAATCTCAAAGGTCAATGTTTTATTTGGTAAGTCTGCCAAAGACATTGAGAAATTTGCAGATGGCGCAGCTGCATCTTTGGGCCAGACAAAGCAACAGGCATTGGATGCCGCAGCTACATTTGCAACATTTGGAAAATCAGCCGGCTTGAGCGGTGAGAATCTCAGCAAATTCTCCATTGACTTTGTGAAATTGTCATCAGATTTGGCATCTTTCAACAACACATCACCAGAGCAAGCAATCAATGCAATTGGATCAGCTTTACGCGGCGAGGCCGAGCCTTTAAGAGCCTATGGCGTTTTGCTCGATGATGCCTCATTGCGCCAAGCCGCTTTGGAATTGGGAATCATCAGCACAACCAAAAATGCATTGACACCACAGCAAAAAGTGTTGGCGGCTCAAGCTTTAATTTATGAACAAACCTCAGCTGCACAAGGCGATTTTGAGCGCACCAGCGATGGTCTAGCAAACAAAACACGCATCCTCACAGCTCAATTGGAAAATGCCAAAACCACAATTGGTCAGGCACTTTTGCCCATTGTTTTGGAATTGGCCAATTTCTTTTCAGAAAAGGTCATCCCGATTGTCCAAAAGGTTGCAGATGCTTTTGGCAAGAAATCCGGTGGCATGGATAGCACATTGACCTCATTGGCTGATGGAATCAAAGAATTTGTGCAACCAATTTTTGAAGGTTTCAAATCAGCTTTTGACAAAATCAAAAAAACTGTTATTGAAAACAAAGATGAGTTTGAAGCATTTTTTGATGTAATCAAAGCTGCCGCACCCATCATTGGCACAGTAATTGGCAAAGCTTTTGATGTCGTGGGAAGCGTGGCAAGTGTTGTGCTTAACATCATGGCAAATGTTGTTGGAGCTTTGCGAGGTTTAGTCAATACAGCCATCGATCTGGTCAATATTGCAATCCGTGGTTTCAATTTAATCAAGCCGGGTGCCGACATTTCACCCATTTCAAAAATTGGCTCATCATCGGGATCAAGCTCCACCGGAGGCATCTCGGTGCCAGCTGCATCATTGCCAAGTGGTTTTACATCCGGCGGAAGCACAACCGGAGGTGGAACCACAACGGGAGGCGGCTCAACCGGCGGCACCGGTGGCGTGACCGGAGGCACATCAACAGGTGGTGGCACTATTGGCGGTGCCGTGACAAAAATTGCAAACACTACAAAAAAGGTTGTTGATGATGTTGCTGGAGCTTTTGACAATTTCACCAGCGGCACAACAACTTTGGCCGGTGTTATGGCAGCTTCAAACCAGCCATTTGCCTTTGGCACATCCGGTGTGAATACAAACTCGCTCGCTGGAATTTTGGCTGCATCAAGCAAACCAAGCGTGACTGTGAATTTCAACGGAGTAACAACCGATCCGGAAGGCACAGCGCGTGTGCTGGTCGATACTCTCAACAACTCTTTCTATCGCGGCACAGGTGGCGCAACTAACCTGCAAATCGCATGACCATTTTTAATCCCGTATGGCGCGTAACCATTGCCGGTGTGCAATATCAAACGGCTATTTTGGCCAATCTAACAATTCGCAGCGGTCGCACAAACATTTATGAGCAAGCACAGGCCGGATATACAAACCTCGAAATTATCAATTTGGATCAATCAAATGTGCCAATTGAAATCAATGATGCGGTCACAATTGAATTGCAGAATTCATCATCAACCTTTGTGCCAATCTTTGGTGGATCGGTGGTTGAGGTAGGCATTGCCGTGGCTGAAGTTGGCAACATCGACTACGCACAACGCATCAACATCATCGCATTGGGTGCCTTGGCTAGATTGCCAAAAGCATTGACCAATGGTGTGTTGTCCAAAGACTTTGATGGCGATCAAATTTATGACATTTTAAAAGAGGTTTTGTTTGATTCATGGCAAGAGGTGCCACAAGCATTGACATGGGCAACTTATGATCCAACCACTCAATGGCAAGATGCTCAAAATAGTGGATTGGGTGATATCGATCGACCAGGCAATTATGAGCTGGCAGCGCGATCAAGCTCACGCACGGATGTTTATTCATTGGTTTCAGCTTTGGCAACATCTGGATTGGGTTATATTTTTGAATCCGGAACTGGCCAAATCGGCTATGCGGACAGTACACACCGCACCAATTATTTGGCGGCAAATGGGTACATTGATCTCACCGCAAATCATGCATTGGCGCCCGGTTTAAGTATCCAGCAACGCGCCGGCGATGTGCGCAACTCAATTACTTTGAAATATGATGCCACATCATCATCAGAAAAATCAGCATCAGATTCAACATCGATTGGCCTATATGGCGAATTAGCTCAGATCATCAGCACGACCTTGCACAATGCAGCTGATGCTCAGGATCAAGCCGATTTCTATTTGAGCCTAAGAGCTTATCCACAATTTAATTTTAACAACATCACATTTGATCTGACAAATCCAGAGCTTGACAATGGCGATCGAAATGCTTTGATCAGCGTTTTCATGGGCATGCCGGTCAATGTGGCCAATCTGCCTTTGAACATGAATTCCGGCGATTATCTGGGTTTCGTTGAAGGCTGGACATTTTCTGCCAGATACAATGAAGTCAGCATTTCATTGATTTTGTCACCAATTGCATTTTCGTTGCAGGCAATGCGCTGGAACGATGTGCCGGTGGTAGAAACATGGAACACAATCAATCCAACTTTGGATTGGATCAATGCCACGATTGTGGCGTAAGGAGAAAACATGAGCAATCCCACCACCCCGTTCAATTGGCAGATGCCAACGGCCACCGATTTGGTCACGGATTTGCCGGCGGATTTTGAGGTATTTGGCCAAGCTGTGGCAACATCGATGGCTGATTTATTAGGCGGCACAACCGGACAAATCTTGGCAAAGAATTCAAACACCGACATGGATTTTGTATGGACATCACCAAATCCCGGTGACATCACAGCGGTCACAGCTGGAACAGGTATTTCCGGCGGTGGTACATCTGGCGATGTAACAATCACAAACTCAATGGCAACGGCTATTGATGCAAAAGGCGATTTGATTGCTGGTACAGGCGCAGATGCTTTCAGCCGATTGGCCGTCGGCAGCAACAATCAAGTTTTGACAGCTGATTCAAGTACAGCGACCGGATTGAAATGGGCAACACCAGCCGGCGGCGGCGGTAAGATTTTGCAAGTCGTGACCAATTCTTACAGCACAGTTTTTAATACATCATCAACAACTTATGTGGACACCGGATTGAGTACAACAATCACACCTACATCGGCCACAAGCCGTATTATGGTTATGTACAACGGAATTCACGCAATCAGCGCGGGTGCAGCAAGCGCAACAAACATCAGAGTTTTGCGCGGCGCGAGCGCGGTTTTGACATACAACGCCAATGGATACACCAACACAAGCAATTTATTTGCACACACAATCGCACTCCATCTGGTGGACAGCCCGGCAACGACAAGCGCGACAACATACAAAATCCAGATCAGCAATGACTTATCTTCAAACATCACCGCGCAAAGAAACAATGAAGCCTCAATTCTCACACTATTGGAAATAGGTGCATGATGGACAGTACACAAATCACAAAAGCTCTTGCAGACATCCGACCAAAAGCGGAGTGGGCATTGACAGGCGATTCATTTGAAGGCTTGGAGTGGTTGGACAAAAAACAAACCAAGCCAACATTGGCAGAAATTGAGGCAGCAATTGCCAATCCATTGCCAGAGGTTGAATTGACTGTCGATCAAAAATTGGCATCGGTCGGCTTATCCATTGATGATTTGAAAGCTGCATTGGGTGTCTAATTTTCCACAAGGCACATTGCCGCGTTTGATTCAGATTGCGCTCGCTGAGGTGGGTACAGCTGAAACAGGCAACAATGAAACAAAGTACGGCAAATTTATGAAAGCCGACAAGCTGCCATGGTGCGGCTCGTTTCTCAATTGGTGCGCCCATCAAGCTGGTGTCAAAGTGCCAAATGTCGTGAGCACCCGTGCTGGGGCTGAGGCATTTCAGAAAGCAAAGCAATGGCACACAACGCCAAAGATTGGAGATTTTGTTTTTTTTGATTTCATCATTGATGACAAAACAACAATCAATCACATTGGCTTGGTGATCCGGGCATCAGAGAAACAAATCGTGACCATTGAAGGCAACACATCTGGAGCTGGCGATCAGCGCAATGGTGGCGAAGTCATGGTCAAATCAAGAGCTTTGGGAGCACGCTCATTTGTGGTGGGTTATGGCCGACCTACTTATGAGCCATTTTCCGGTGATTTACCGGATCGACCAAAAGGAGAAAAATAATGGAGCAAGCAAAAGCAATTGCAGCATCATGGGCGCGGTCATACATCGCGGCAGCTTTGGCCGTGTACATGGCCGGCGGATCGATTGAGCAAATGGCAATGGGTGGCGTGGCAGCTGTTGTGCCGGTCATTTTGCGCTGGCTTAATCCAGCTGACAAAGCTTTCGGATCAACGGGGAAATGATCGCGAAACTACGCGCGGCCGGCTTAGCTTTGATCCTTTCGCTAAGTCTGGTCGGGTGTGGTTATCAAGGATGGGTGCGATACCCATGCCAATTGCATGAAAATTGGGAAAACCCAGAGTGCAAAAAACCACAATGTAAAGTCACAGGAACTTGCACGGAGGATTTAATAGGCGATGGCGGCTAAAAATAAAGAGCGATTAAGCCAAGAGGACATCAAGGCACGGCTGATGTTTCTCATTGGCTCGGTTTTGTCATTTGTGTTTTTGATTGTCACATTGGGCATCACTTATGCATTGATTTTTGTGACACAGCCAATTGGAGCACAAGCTCCCAATGATGCAGCTTTCATCGATTTGCTCAAGACTTTGGCAATTTTCCTCACCGGGTCATTGGGTGGGGTTTTAGCATCCAACGGCCTCAAAGAC